ACGGTAGACAGTCGGATGAAATTGTATGTGCCACAAGTTGAAGAAAAGAAAACAAGTATTTTTGATAAGTTTGGAGGTTAGACGATGAGGTATAGACCACACTATTTGAAGAAGAGGAAAAAACATCGTGAGTTAAATGAATTTTCAACCGAGGGTGGACGAATTGCATTGAACGGAAAGTTATTAGACGGAGTAACGAGTTACAGTATTGTTTGGATTTCTGGAGAACTTACTGAATTGACAATAAAAATGGTTGGTAAAATGAAATGATTTTTATATTAGAGGGAAATTCCCTCTTTTTATTTTAGGCCGTTGGTGTAGAGGAAACATAACAAGCTCCAACCTTGTAGTCGTGGGTTCGATTCCTACACGGTCTGTGTTTTTGTCAGAAAGGAGGGATTGTAATAAAATATGACTATAAGCCGATTGCAAGTAAATATCGTGATGTAGCTTTTGATTATGCAAAAAGCGTGGTTGATGGCAAACGGATTGTTAGTCAGAAAGTTTTTAAAGCATGTTTACGTCACTTAAATGACTTGAAAAAGATTTCTCGAAAATCTTTCTCTTATGACTATATTCCAAAAAAGGCTCAGGATCCAATTGATTTTATCGAAATCCTCCCAGATGTCAAAACTGGCAAACCTTATCCGTTAGCTGAATTTCAAAAATTCATTCTGGCTAGTTTGTATGGCTGGCGCAGGAAGTCGGACGATTCTATCAGGCGCTTCAGGAAAGCGATGATTTCTCTGGCCCGTAAGAATGGTAAGACGATTCTTGTGGCTGGTATCTTACTTTATGAGTTTTTATTTGGTCGCAATCCAGCGATGTCTAGGCAGCTTTTTTGTACTGCAAATGATAAAACTCAGGCTAAAATCGCTTTTGAGATGGCTCGGAAGCAACTGGACGCATTAAGGGCTCAAGATGAGGATGTCAGAAAGGCTACAAAGCGGGTCAGAGAAGAGTTGAGGAACTTGGTGGACGAATCCTATATCCGTCCGTTAAGTCGCGATACAGGGGCTGTGGATGGTTTTGAACCATATGTTGGTGTACTGGACGAGTTCGCAGCATCTAAAACGAATGAAATGATTGAACTTTTGGAATCTGGTCAAGGCCAGTTGGACAATCCACTCATTCTGATTATTTCCACAGCAGGGCTTGATCTTAATGTCCCGATGCACACGATTGAATATCCATATATCGAGAAAATCTTGAATGAGGAGGTAGAAGATGATGGATACTTTGCTTTTATCGCAGAACAAGATAGCGAGGAGGAGATTGTAGATGAAGCTAACTGGATAAAATCAAATCCGATTCTTGAGGTGCCTGCACTCTATGATAAAATCATGGATTATCTTCGGAAGCGCAGGAAGGTATCTCTTGAGACGGGGACAGTTAACGAGGTCTTGGTCAAAAACTTTAACATGTGGCGGCAATCATCAGAAACATCCTACATGGACAAGCAGAGTTGGGCACAGGCCAAACTTGACGAAAAACCAGATACTAGAAAACGCAGAGTCTGGATTGGTGTTGATGTCGGGAAAGTCAGTGACTTGTTTGCCATCTCACCCATGGTCCAGATGGACGATTACTGGTATGTAGATAGTTTCTCTTTTATTGCCACAAAATACGGTCTTGTGGCCAAGGAGAAGCGCGACGGTGTGAGCTATACAAATCTGGAGCGCATGGGTGAATGCGAAATTACCACTCTTGAATCTGGCGTTATCGATGATGAACGTGTGCTCGAGAAAATCGAGGAGATGGTCTACCTGAACGAATGGGAGCTGCAGGCTATCTGTTTTGACCCTTATCAGTTTAGCTCGTTGATTGCCATGATTGAAAAGCGACATCCAGAGTGGCCATTGATCGAGGTAAGGCAAAATACAATGGTCTTGAATATGCCGACCAGGCAGTTTAGGGACGATGTGTTGAAAGGTCTTATCAAGCATTCGGGGAATCAATTGCTTACAATGGCCGTTAACAATGCTCGCGTGAAAGTCGATAATAACGGTATGCGGATTGACAAGGATAAACAGAGCAATAAAATTGATCCACTAGATGCTCTTTTAGATGCTTTTGCGGTCTGTTATCTGGAACCATTCGATGGCTCAGGGTATTGGACGAATGAAAAAATTATGGAGGCAGGTTCGCTATTTTGAGATTACTAAGTCAAATACATACAATCCTATTGCTAGCTGGCTTAGGATTTTTAATTTACGGTCTTTTTTTGATTGGGCAGATTGTTGGCTATATTGCTACCGGAATTATTTTATGCCTCTTAGGGGTATATATTGATAAAACAAAATAAGGAGAATCGAATGAACAAACGAATTAAAAAGAAAAAAAGCTTGGTGCGGGAAGTGCAACAGCTGCGATCAGATATGCTTGCGCTGAGCCGTGAAAATCTCGACCTTTATGCAAAATTGACTACGTTTAATAGTGAGTTGAGTGTGCTACGTCAATCACAGGAACGCCATGAGACCATATGTGAAAAAAATGTGGAAGCTACAAATGCGAAATTTGAAAAAATCAAAGATGATTTGAAGCAATTGAAAAAACCGTTTTGGAAGTGGTGATATTGTAAACCCTCTTAAAATTTGATAAAATTAAGTAATTTTAGGAGGTTATAAATATATGTCAAAAGAAAAGATTTCTCCGGTGTACATTGATGAAGATAAGAATGTGTACGAATTGAAGAAGCCTGTATACAAGAAGCCGTTATTTTGGTCAACTATCTTTCTTTCTGTACTTTCTGTTTTCTTGGTATCTATTATTTATTTAGCTGGTATTTATGCAAACGGGATAGAAGAAGCCCTTAAAAGTAATAATGTTTATTACGATCAGAGAGATAAGCAAATTCATCGTTTGGACACCGATGAAGATTCGCCGACTCCAGGAAACAATATCATTGAAACTAAAACTTTTGGCGAGAAAGTAATATTTGATGAAGGAACCATTCAAGTTAAGGGAATGGAACTTTCTGAAGGGAAAGTAACGGTGGCTGTTGTTTTGGAAAACAATACTGATAGAACCTCTTCTTTTAATCCGAAAGATTTTATTGCAAAAGCCGGAAATGAAAGACTGAAATATTCTAGCTTAACCGAAATCATAGGTCTAGACAGTGAGGAAGAGAACAAAAAGGTTTCTCCCAACTCCAATGCGATATTCTTTTTAAATTATGATACCCCAAAAAACAATTCTACTGATTATTCTATGCAAATAGGACAGTATCTTTGGAAATAACCTAGTCAAGCATCCAAGCGGTGCTTTTTTTAGTTTTATATTGATGTAGCAAAGCAAATGAGGTATAATACCCTTGAAAGCGGAGGGAGATTTATGCCAAAGTCCTATAAAAATCAGCTATTGGAAAAAATAGCTGATTATAGAGATCAAATAAAGAAAATTGATATAGAAATTAGTTCTCTCAAAAATACAAAAAAGAGTGGTTTCTTTAATAATATTTTTGGAAAACAAGAAGACCATAGCTTCGAAATACAAGTGTTATTAAATAAAAAATCTGAGATACAACAGTGGTTGGGTAAACTTGAAGAGGAATTAGAAAAAGACTATGTTTACGGGCGTCGCATTTTTGTAAAAGGAACCAAATACCAAGAAGAAGGAGAAATTCCATTTCGAAAACTAGCTGGTGTTGAAGATGAGGATGATTATTTTTGGTATGAAATCGTCAAAACAAAAAAATTTGAACTTATCCCAGAACCAACTAATCAAGTTGATCCTAATGCAATAAAAGTGATGGTTGAAGGGTATTTTGTCGGTTATATTGACAGACGATATAACAGGGGGCTGAAAAAATATATCAACAACAGTGACTATATTATCACTGGAGAGGTGGTAGGAACTGGAGGGAGTTTTGATGGCAGAACGACGCACCCGATCAGCTACGATATTGAGATAAGAATAAAGAAAAAATAGCATTCGAGAAATTTATTGCTATTCATTTAGCAAAAAGCACCATTAGGTGCTTTTTTTATGCTCAAAAATAGAAAGGAGGTGAGAAAAGAAATGAGTTTCTTTCAACCATTAGGATCTTCTAAGGTGTCTTACGATGACTATATCACTTCGGTGATAGGTGGGAATTACTCCCCTGAATATGTTGGGGTTTCAGCCTTGAAAAACAGCGACATTTTAACAGCTGTATCTATTATTGCTGGAGATGTGGCCCGCTTTCCTTTGCTGAAAAAAGACACCACGGGCAATATTGAGCAGGATGAAGAAATCAATTATCTTCTGAATGTGAAATCAACAGGAAACACATCTGCTCGGACTTGGAAATTTGCTATGACAGTTAATGCGATTTTAACTGGCAATTCGTTCTCCCGAATTTTGAGAGATCCTAAGACTGGAAAAGCGCTTCAGTTTCAGTTCTACAGGCCGTCAGAAACGACCGTAGAGGAGACAAACGACCACAGGTTGATTTATACCTTTACCGACCGTTTAACGGGCGCTACGGTCAAATGCGAGGCTCCTGACGTCATCCACTGGAAGTTCTTTAGTCACGATACGATTTTGGGAAGATCACCACTGCTATCTCTGGGAGATGAAATCTCTCTGCAAGATGGCGGTCTGAATACCTTGATTAAATTTTTCCGTGATGGTTTTTCCAGCGGAATTATCAAACTAAAAGGTGCGCAGTTGAACGGTGAAGCTCGCAAGAAAGCCCGGATGGACTTTGAGAAGATGCGGGAGGGTTCGACAGGCGGTAGTCCGTTAG